TGTGTCCTCTTGCTCACAAAAAACCGCCCACCCTTGCTTAAATTGCATCTTGTGCAGCTTGCAACTAGGTTGTCATCGCTATCCAACCCACCAAGCCTTCTAGGTATTACATGATCCACAGTTGTAGCCTCTTGATTACAGTATTGACAGATGAAAGCATCACGCCTTAACACCCTACTGCGAATAGATCTCCAATGCCTTGTTGATCCGGTTGATCTAAGAGCTGATTTACTCAATACCATCCCTGAATCTTATGATGTTGTAATGCATTGCAAGGATTATCGTATCGCTTCTTTATGTATTTCAATTGCCAATCAATCTGTTTGTATCCATCAACTGTTGATAACCATTTAGACCTACCTTGAGGAATACCATAATGACTACCATTTTGAGCCTTTGGATTCCATCTAGATTCTTTATAATTCAATTCATCTAAACAATAGAATTGATCTAGATTGTTAAGCTGCATGAAAGCCCATTGTCTGTAATGATTAGTTTTATCTAATGAAGCAACGGAATAATCTTTTAATAAACCTATGTTTAAGGCTATGAACAGATGTATCACCAAACCAAACCTTGCGATCTTTCTGCTTCGCAGATCGCCCTTTCGCTCTAAAAGCGAATTTGCGTTTAAGGGTATCATACGATTCCAAATCCATCAGCATAACCGCAGGTCAGACGGCAAGTCATGATCGTGTATCCCATTAACTCAATCCAAGTTTCATCGTATCCAGCAACACTCATATTGACATCCATCCTATGTATTGTGCATCAGGATTATCTAACAGCCATTGTTCACGCAGCTTGTTTTGATAAGTCCAATTGATGTTGTGTGTCATTTCGTCATGATTAGCGCACAAGTATGGCACTCCTGATCTGCGAACATCCAAGACCCGCATTTAGTGCATCTAATGACGGGCTCTTGAGTGTCAGTTGCTTCTGCTAGATTCTTTGTTCCAATGCAATTGCATCTAAGGCATTGATAAACCCTAAATCCATGAGCTGTAGAATAACCTTCTAGCCAAATGAATTCGGTGTTGCCAGAGCAGCCATTACATTTGAATTTAACCACCTTTACCAGCCCATCCAGTTCCCTTAAAGATTGCCGGAACTGCTGAATAGACACGCCTTAACTTAGCCCCACATACTTGACAACTAGGGATTTCGTGCTCCATTGAAAGATCCAATACAATACTCAACCCCTCGCCATCACATTTGTAGTCGTAATTAGGCATGATACGGAATTCGATTGATTGCGTGGCAGGAATAGCACCGAAGCAGATCGCCCTCATGAAGTAATCTGTCATCGTTGCACATGTCGCAATATGTTGTTGATGGCTCTACCTTAACTCCATCATCTGTAAAAGTTGCAGTTAGACCAGAGCCGTCAATGATTTGTAATTCACCCATTTATTCACCTCCTTCAAAATACCATTTTCCATTAGCTGTGAGTTTTGCCCATTTGGGCGCACATTCTTTTGCTTTACAAACATATCCATAATACGGCTTGCCTCCTTTAGAGATTCCCTCTTTCAGAATATGGCCATGCTGACATGCAGGTGGCTCATTAGGAATTGATGAACCAATCTCAGCAACAACATCGCCAACAGACCAGACAACCGGATCGGCAGGTTTATCAGCTGCAAAACTATCTCTTAGGATTGTTTCAATTTGTGCTGACTTAGATCCTGCCTTGCCATACATATTTTGGCGGCTCTCTAACTTTTCCTTAAAAGATTGATCTGCCTTGACAGTTTCCATGCTGTCTTTCGTAGCAGTCTTATTTGATCCTTTTAGAATTATTATTGCCCTTCCCAAACTACTGCTAGCTGTATCCTCGACATACCATTTTTTCATATTAGCCATATATGTTTCCCTTGATCCAAAGGCAATGTTGCTAACTGCCGGTGCTGAATCTGTTGCATCTCGCCACAAGGTTGCTTGCACCAAGATATAACCCTTTTCAGGATCATGACTAATTACTGATATATCAGATCTACCCATTGGATAATTGGCAATAAACCATTTATTCAAAGTAGCCACATCCTCATAATCCTCAAGATTAAATGCCATTACTTATCACCCCATTCAAATTGGTCATCTTTGACTGCTTCAAGGACTGTGTTATATACAGCCCCATAGGCAATGAAGTCTTTGATACTGTCGTAATGATCTGAGGTTTCACTAAGCCGAGAAACCTTGACAAGTGCCATGCACAATGCAGCTTGGTGTGGTGTGATTGGGAAATCAAGATATGCAGACCAAAGACCTGCAATTCGTTTGTGGTTATAGTATGGATGTCCATAGACACTTCCACGCTGCTGGATCGTAGTAATGACATCATCAAGCAATTGCTCAGTTTTTGTCATAGTCAAATACTTCATCAGACTTTGTTTTGGTGTTCATCAATCGGCGGTGTGAATCCCAGCCATGCGCCCGACCTTTCCAATATCCATTCTGGAATGCGGTGTCTTTGATTTCATGAATAATCCATGCGCCTATACCTAAGCCCATAAATATCCAAGCCAGTTGTAGCATGTCATCTTTTGCGGTCATTTCGTTGCCCACTCCCTTAGTTCATTTGGCACAACGACAGGATCTCTGTCATCGATTACTGTATAGATTGCTCCTGACGGATGAATTGATGGTGGAGCAGCCACATAACCTTTCCATTTAATATCAATGCCAGTTTCAAGTTTGCCGGCAAAAACATCAGTTGGGTTTGCTTGATAATAAAGATGATAGCCGTCGCCAGTTTTTACAGTATAAGTTGGCGCAAATCGCTCATCAATGTTTCCACCATTACGGAAATCAATATCAAACACAACTAAACCTGACTGATAACAGGCAATGCCAATGTTGATACTTTCATCATAATCAAACCAAAAATTGATAAGTTTATGGTCGGTTGTAGCTGATAGATATGCCCTTTGAGCCAAGTCAAAGTGCGGATCTTTCTTGCGTGGCAATAATGGCAAAACTGCCCATCCTCGCTCTGCATAATCTAAGGCTGTGCCTCGATTACTTGTATCTAGTTTCATGTCGCTCCCTACATATCCACAGTATCTCTGTGAATACATAAAGTATGACCTAGATCAAGGAGGCTGTGTTAATCACTTTCGGCGTGTTTTATAACGATTAGATAACGCCAAGATCCTCAAATTCATCGATATGGTTATCAATCGTGCGGTCGATATAGTCTGTTTCACGCCCCATAAGTCCGTCTATTGTAAGTAAATGAGCCATCATGATTAACAGGTATTAACTCAACTTGATGTCCTTTATTGCCAAAACTTAGGACTACAAAACCCATATTCCAATCTGCTGAATTGTATTTTAGATAGGAGGCTTTACGCATATCCATAAGATGCCCTGCCTCAATGCCCCAAATCGTTGAATAACGCCCGTTTAAGCCAGTTTGATGTCGGACTGCACCCTGCCTATGGCTATGCCCACAAACTACGCTAGAATGCCACTTTTTAGCCAAATTAAGCCCTGTTATACCTGCGTGCTTGGACATATTGCCTTCATCGCCATGAGCCAAGTGCCAGCCCTTTTCAAACTCATAGGCTCTCTTATGAAATCTAATTCCCAAGCTGATGAAATCCATAAACTTGTCATAAGCCAATTCTGGCAATCCGATAAGTGATGGCGCACCTTTTAACAATGTTTGATAAATTCGATCTGTATGATTTGATCTGACAATATCGGTCGTGCCTAGATCGTAAAGAATTTCTTGACCTAATTTTCTTTCCTCATCAAGTGTTTCTGCAAATTCTAACTTAGTGCCTTTTGCCCAACGAGATTGACTGCCAAGATCCATTTCATCACCAACATTTAATACAAAATCAAACTTCTCATGGCGTGCCATTTTAATTAGGTTAGACACCGCTTTTGGATGGTGTAATGGAATCTGCAAATCTGGTGTTATTAAATACCTGCGATTGGCTTTAATCGTCATCCTCATCGTCAGTTGGATCTATGGAAGGAATGATCCCGCCATCGCCTACGATCCAATCAGGGAAAGTCTTATGCTCGGTCATCAACCAAAATGCGTGCTCTGGAGTAAATCCTGCTTTACGAGCTGCTTTATAACATTCATGCAATGCGGTGTAATGCTGATCTATCTTTGTTAATGGTTCAGGAGATTGGCGAACGACACGACGATTGATCTTTTTGCGTTTGATAGGTTTTCGAGTGTTCGCCATAACAAAAATTATCGCTTAGAGATTAAAACAAATAGATCATCGACACGCTGTTCAAGTCGATTAATCTGATCCTTAATTGATGAGCCTCCGTTTGGTTTCAACTCATTTAAGTAAGACTTAATAACCCAGCGCAGACCCACTAACAAACTTGTTGATATGGCGGATACGCCAACGGCGATACCAACCCATTCGTTGGCTGTCATTTCGCATTGATTCCATAATCAGCTTCTTTACCGGACTTTGGATCAAGTGCTTTGGCGATAGGTGCAACTAACGCACCAGCCAAGATTGCAAATTCTGGTCGAATGTCAGCGACAATTGCCAAAAGGACAGTTATTCCAGAAGCTGCAACAGCTCTTAAATATGACTTAATTGCTGCCTTATGTTTTTTGCTTAGTTTCATGAATTGCCTCCTAATAATGGGATGTTAAAAAATGATGAATCTTTATCGCCTACTTTATTAAAGCTGATATGGATATGTTTAGTGTGAGGATTAATGCCTTTGTATCGACGCCATTTCCAATTAAGCAATTTGCTAGCAATATGATAATTATGGATTACATAAGATATGCGTTTATCTGATTTTCCGCATTCTCTGATCTGGTCAGCGAGATAAGCAGAAATTCCTTCTTGCTTACCCAAGCCAGCATCAATATCAATGGCTCTGACACACCCATCAAAGTCTGGATTGTGGTCAGATTTTTTTGTGGAATGACGAGCATCACCCAACCATCCATCACTTTTACGGCTGCGATCCGGGAATGAATCATCAATTTGTTCCCGGAGTTGAACGGCAGCTTTAGATAAAAATGGTTTCATTAGGCAAGAAGGAGTTTTGCTTCATCCTCGGTAATGCCTAAACGCTCAAGCAATGCTGCTTTAGTTGCTGCTTTAGTTGCATCTCGCTCTGCTTTCCATGAATCAAATTGAGCAAACCCTGCTTCAAATTCTTTTTTAGTTATTGGCTTAATTCCATCATCATAAACAATAGAATCAAAACTATCACCAGATATTACCCATCCGCCGTTTGGTAATAACATATTCAAAACATCTGAACCTTTTGCCATAATTAAACTCCTGAAATCTCTAATAAAGTCATTGTTGAAACTGAACTATCTACTTGAGTTTTAACAACGCCACCAGTTCCTTCACGCCTAAACTGTGTTTTGTATGTTAAAGCAGATGTGCTTGCAGGAGCATCTAAATAACTTAAATGAGAAGTTCCCCAATTTACTTCAGCGTTTGTTGATGTTTGTCCAGCATATGCCATTATCTTTACAAGACTTGTTCCATTACGATTGAGAAATACTGTCATTGCATTATCAAGTGCGCTTGTTGCTGTTTTAGCATTACCAGCCTGAGTGCATAAAACTAAAATTTTATTGCTTGTTGATGATGGTGTTATTGTTGCGGTCAATCCTGTATCTGATAATGAAGAACTGGTTGTTGAAGTTTCGGTGCTATAAGTTCCTTGCACAATTTGTAAAATTTGCAAACTGCTTGCAGGAGCAGCCCATTTAAGTCCTGTTGCTGTTGATGAATCAGCGGTCAATACTGTGGCATTTGCTCCAACAGCTAATCTTGCAACTGTATCAGCAGCGGTTGCTGCAATAATGTCGCCTTTTGCATCAACAATTGTTTTTGCAATTGCTGCTCCAGCATTATTGAATACTGTTGTGTCAATTGCTGTTCCCAATGATCTAATAGCTGCTGCGCCATCTTTGACCAAAGCAGTATCATCTGGAGTAGTCCAGCTATAATTTGTAGTAGTTGCCATTTTTCTCCTATTATCAGGCTACGATTGTAGCGTATTCCCATGTCAAAGTTGGGCTTAAAGTGTTCCAACGCTCTCCCACAGGCACGGAATTCCATCTCATGGCCACTTGGCTAAAGCTGACCGGCGATAGGTTGATCGTCAAAAACAATTCATTAAAGCGAGTGCTCCAACGCCATCCTTCAACATAACCAGAAAATTCACCATTATTAATTTGACTTGGTAGATCTGCAATATTTAATGGCATTCCCATAAATACACTCAACAAGTTATCTCGATCTGAGTTATCAATCTCTGGATTTGTAATTGGGAAAGTAATGCTGTCAAAGATGGGTTGTGGAAAGGCTCGAAGGCTAATGTATCGATCTGCGACCTCTTGAGCATCTACCGCTGAATGAATAACCGAGTTGATGCTTTCAGACTTATATCCATAAAGGGCAATAGATGAAGTCGATGTTGCAGTTTTTTGAGATCCATAATTGTTGCCATAGTTAATAAATATGTCATTACGAATATCAGCTGCTTTTGTGGTTGTGCGCAATCCTGAGCCAAGCGCATGATTAGCGGATAGATCAACATAACCATTAGTGATCAAATAAGTCTGTCTGTGGTCAGCATCGGCATAACCGATGTTGCCCTCGTTGTCCTCGTACATATAACCAAACGCACTATTAGCAATTTGTGAAGCAATGTTGTAAATGGTGTCAGGGGAAGCAGCCCTGTTTTCCATTGTGTAAAGACCAGGCTGATCGATTTCACCTAATCCAAGATTGACGGCATTTGCCCAAGTTTCAGTTGCTGAATATCCTGCCCAAGTAGAAGCTGCTGGTACATCATTCCAAGCCCCAAGTAATGCGCTTGAAAGCAAATCATAAATTTGGTTGCCATCCTCATCTTGAGAAATTGTTCCATTGTAAATTTCTTTTGCTAATTTAACCAAAGAACCCATTGCAAGAATGGTGTATTCAACAACAGTTGCAATTGAACCGGTTGCACCAACGGAAACAGTTATGTCGGTTATATCGCCACCAAATAGATTTACATAAGTTCCTGCGCTGTTTTTAACTTGCAAACTTAAACTATCATTTATGTCAAAATTGATTGTGTTTCCAGCCAAAGCCAAAACTGTGCATTGCAAATAAGATGGGTTGGGTTGGGTGTAAATATCAGTTCGACCTGCCTGATGACTTATGTCGCTAATAGTTAAATCGGTGTATTCAACTCCAGCAACAGTCAGTTTCCAGTCAGGTGTCCAGACTGTCATTAGTTTCCTTTGATGCCGTTATTGTAGAGCTGTGGAACTGATCTAGATGCGCTGTCATTTAAGACCTTTGCAACGGCTCTTGCAGCACCTTCACTATCTACTGACTGAACTGAGATATTGTAAGTATTGCCACCGGCTTGACCAAATGGAGTTCCCGCAAATGTTGAAGGTGTGTTATTGCTACTTGGCGCAATTTGAGTTAAACCATAGGTTGCAGCAGCAGCAGCCAAAGCAGCAGCAGCAGTTCCCACAGATGCACCACCAGTTGCAAAAGCGGTGGCCACTCCAGCAGCAGCAGCAGCATTTCTTAAAGCCACCATTGCGGTTATTAAAGTTTGGATTGCAACCACAAAAGCGATTACCTTATTAACAACAAATACTGTGGCAATTATTCCAGCCAAAATCAATAATTCCTCTTTAATGCCAACAATAAACACTAAAGTGCTTTTAAGTTGTTGCCCAAATTTGTATGCACCCGCTGTTGCATCTGTTATTCCAGCAGCAACGCTATTATCTCCAGTCAAGCCAGCAGCCAATGCCTGAACATTTGGCACAACTACAGCAAGCAAATAATCCGCAAATTGTTTCATGATTGGCAATAAAGCGTTTCCAATTTGTTCTTTTGTTTCTGAGAAAGCAATCTCCAATTGACGCATTTTGAATTCGGCATTGGTGGCTTCGTTGTCAATAAATCCTTTATAAGTTCCTTTAAGAATCTGCATGATTTCCTCATGAGATTTGGTTTTAAGGGTAGCCGCATCAATACCTAAACCAAGTTTGCCGAGAGCTGTATTCTGTCCATCAAAACTTTTGCCTAAAGCATTTGCAATTGTTTCAAGTGGCTTGCCAGTAGCGGTTGCAATCTCTTGAGATAAAGACAATAAATCTTGTGCTTTAGCAACATCATTTGTTGATCGAATTAATCTAGCAAAAGCAGGTCTTAAAACATCATCAGTTGTTGCGGTAGCAATTGATTGTTTTGTGATATAAGTATCGATTGCTGCAATTTGATCCTCAGTTGCTTTGGTGCTTGAGCGAATAGTTTGTTCTAAAGATTTGCGAGCCTTTTCATCATCGGCTGCTGCTTTTACAGCTGAGATCGCAAATGCACCAACGGCTGCGCCAACGGCTGCAAAAGCCAATGCTGCTTTTTTACCAAAATCAGAAATTTGATCGGCAGATTTATCAACTATTTTACCGGCATCATCTAAGCCTTTTTTTAAGCCATCAATGTCTGCTGCTAGGGCAAGGGTTAATGTTCTACTATTACTTGCCATCAGAAAATTCCTTTTTTATATCCAAAATGATTTCTTCAAATTCTTTTATAATTGTAGGTTGTAAATGTCTAATAGTTGGATAGATAAACCAACCTCTTGAACCCGGCCCTTTAGGCATCGGCCCTGACCATCTTGGGAATTGTGGATATTTACCAGAACCAAACTCTGATGCTGCTCCAATACCCTTACGATTACCTTTAGGATCATTGCGGGTGTTAAATTGAGTTGTTGCACCGCCTGAGAATCTTTGTGAAGCAAATCCAAATGAGATTTCACCAAGCAATGAAGATTTCTTAACTTTACCGCCTTGAGCAACACGATCAGCAACCTTGCCTCTTGACTTAGCAACATTGCGAATTTCATTCAATTCTCTTTGTGCTAACTCGCCAACTCTGCGTTTAGTTTCCTCAACAGCAATATCGCTCATGTTTCTAATTACTCTGGCAAATGAAGCAAGTTCTCTTTTATCATAAACTATCAGAGGTTCGGTGCTAGTTGCCATTCCGTTTCTCCAATATCTCGATTGCTGTTAAAATGTCCTCGGCTTCAACCCAATCCTTCATTGGTATTTGTGTGGCTATTGCCAACTCAACCAATAATCTACTTAGGCTTCCTGCTGGGTGGCTTTTGGGTTTTCTCCATCACCAACTATCACATCGGCTACTGTTTCCATCCAAATATCCATTGGTTTGATTGGTTTGCTTCCGGCAACTTCACGCTTATGAGCATGATAAGCCAAAAACATAAGATCCCAAACACCCAATTTCTCAGCTGCTTGACCAATGGTGTGTCCTGTCTGCTTTTCCCATTTTGCCCACTCAGGCGGTTGGGCAATATAAGTTGCTTGCTCGCCTGAGTTATATTCAATTGTGATTGGTAGTTTCATTTTGCTCCCGTTGTTAGTTTTTAACTAAATGTTTCTACTACTGCTCCACCTGCAACAGTAAAAGTTAATGAAACAGTTTGAGCATCAACTCCTGAGCCTCCAGCTGTTGGAAACTCTGGTTTAATTGGAAATACAAACTGTGCGCCTGTTGCGGTTGTAAGCGTAATAGATATATCTGTGTCTGGTGCGCTTTCTGCTGCTGTCCAAAGAGCTTCACAAACAGAACTTGCTTTGCCCCAATCAGCTAACATATCTAATTGAAATGTGCCTGTAATATCAACAGTTTTGTAAGCAACACCATCAAGAGTTTCGTATGCTTGACGAACATTGTTTTTAGTTAATACTGCGTTGGTCGCCTGTGCTTCGATGTCTGTTCCACCTGTGAAAGACAACGAAATATTGCGACCCGTAATTACTGTGGTTGCCATGATTTCTCCTTATGCGGTTTGTGTGTAGTAGGTAGAAACTCGAACATCTGCAATAAGCAGAGTGCTTGCTCCAACTTGCTGAACTGTTGGTCTTTCGACCGAACTGACAATATATCCCGTAGGGATAACTGCCAGAACGCTCATTATTAGTTGCTCGATATTATCCAATGAAGCAGGATTGCTATTGTAAGCAACGGCAACTGAGATTGTGTAATTGAGTTTTGCGTGAATAGTAGATTTGTTAATTGTTTCTAATTCAATGTATGGGCTATCCGGCACAACAACGACAGCTGGTGGAATAACAGTTTCAGGCACAAATGAATAAATGTTTCCTGCAACACCAGCAAGAGCTGTGGCTAAAGGTGTGCGAATTTGTGAAAGAATTGTTTGCTTAGGCATTTATTGACACATGCCTTCGGGATCTATGTAAGAACCTAACAGGCCTACGCATTTATTGTAAAGCGATCTCCCCATGCGAAACGGAGTTGCAGTAAAATCTACTCCTTCGATTTGTCCTCCACCGGCAAGTCTTGCTTGGAAAACTTCGACTGAAACTGTATAGACGGCTGATTGAACAGCTGCATTTCCAACATAAGTTGATCCGCCAGAAAGGGCAGCAACTCCGGATGGGATGACATTAGCCTCGAGTATGTCGGCATTAGTGATCGATTGCGAAAAGGTATATTGTCCAAGATTATCTGCCAACACAACTCTTGTTCCGTTGTAAGGTGTTCCGCATCCTGTGATGACAACTGATTGTCCTTCGGTAAATTCATGAATTCCTAGTGTGGTAAATGTAGCAATATTGGCTGACAATTCAGTTGCTTGGATTGGACTTTTGAAAGTCGTAAGCATTGGCAGAATAACTGTTTCTGCTGTGTCAATAATTTGATTTAGATAAGTGTCGTCATACAAGGCAGATGACACACCAAGCACAGATCGCAACTGTGAGGCTGTAATTATGGTTGGCATGTCATCTCCTTAGGTTCTCCCTAGAGCAACTGCCTGAGATCGGGAGCAACCTCAGGCATGAATTTACTTACTTATTAGGTAAGGTTAAAGCGACGAACTCCACCGGCAACAAGTGTCTTAACAGCCAAGTAGCCGTAAAGCATTGTTTCGATTTCGCCAGTTGAAACAACATTTGTTGAAAGTTGTAGAACTGGGCTTTCCATAATTGCAACAGATGATGGAACAACAATGAATGCGCTTTCATCAATTGAAGTTGAAACTGCTTTGTTTGAAACATATAGGTCAAGACCCATTACATTTCCACGAAGTGATAATGGTGAAACTGCAACTCCAGCATTTTGTGGATTAGCAGCTGAGAATACTGGTCGCTTTGTAGTATCTTGCGCTCCAATTAGTAATCCCCATTGTGAAGTTCCAGCAATGTAGCGTGTTGCTAACTCACCAGTTGCAAGATATGCAGCAGGTGTTTCAGTCTTTACGAATGCAACAATTCCATCAAGGTCAGCAGATGTTGCAGTTCCAGCTGTTCCGCCAGCAGTTAGTTCTGCAATTACTGCAGCTTCAGTTGCTTGCGCATAAACTCGGCGCATGTTTTCAAGCATTGCCTGATAAAAGCTGGGATCCGCTCTATCAAGAATCTCAACGCTGTAGCGTTGCAAACCCTTGTAGGCTTTGACTGTCGCATCCACATAGGATGAAACAATTCCGGTTTCGGATGGTGCAACACCCTCACCCTTTTCCTCAACGCTTCCTGAGGTTGTAATCTTTGGAAAACTTACAGTCATGCCTGCGTTTGGCAGTCTGCGTGTGCCGATTGCATCAATTGCACCTCGAGCACCGATTTGTGTATCAACTACCTGTGAAACATATTGAATTGGCTTGAATGCTGGGTTAGTTGTAAAACTGTCATCAGCTGCTGTAAGGATTTTTGCATCCTCAGCCTTTGCGTGTGCTACCCACTCAGCAGAATCACGATTTCCAAGTGATGCTTTGATTGAGTGCTCTAAGAATCGAGCCTGTGTGTTAATTGGTGAGCGTGGCTTTGTATAAGCAACTGGTTGTGTTGCTTGAATTGCCACAGGCTCAGACTTTGCTGCTTCTACCGCTTCGGTGGCGATAGGAGCTGTTTGTGTGTCAGACAATTTGTCCTCCTGTGTTTTTGTTTGCTCCTCAGCGGTTGCTTCGGAATTCTCTGGTGTTTCACTAGCTGCTATTTCTTCAACTCGTGCGCTGTTAATGGCGGGTTCAGCGACAAGGCTAACTTCCATCAATCTAGATGCTTTAACAGTCATTACTCCTTTGTTGGCATCAAAATCATCAACAACTACGCCAACGCTAAATCCATCTCTTAAGCCTTCGGCTGCTTCAAGGATGCTGTCATCTCCGGCAATTGTTCCTGCAATCTTAAATGTTGCTTGGATGCCTTTATCGTCAGCTGTAATGTCAATTAGTTTGCCAATAGGTCTAGTGCGGTCATGCTCTAGTAATAATTTTACAGGCTTTGAAAAGTCAATACTGCCTTCCTTAAATACTGTTGCGCCGGCACTTGTCATGCCTTTTTCATTCCATGACACAATCGTGCCAGAAATTGTTCGCTTCCGACTATCGGCTGCAGTTAGTGTTATTGGGAAATTGATCTGTAATTTTTTACTCATCGGATCAAGTCCTCCTCCTCTTGTATTTGCTCAACGCTCATTGCGCCAATGCGGTTTAGGATTTCATAGACTTGCGCACGCTCTAATGCAGATCCACGCAAGAAATCGTCAATGTCGAATCTGACCTCAACACCATTTGGCACAAAGTCAGCCATTGAAAGTCTTTGTTCAATTGCAGTTAATACTGGTCGTAAAGAAAAATCGATCAATGCTTTTCTTTCAGCTGTCATGTTTGAATAAGTCATTGAGGTAGTTTCAGCAGACACAAAACTTGCCGGAATACCAACCGCACGAGAACATTCCAGAGCGAGGTATTGACGGGCTTCATTTAATTGTAATTTAGCCGGATCAAATCCAAGTGCTTGTAATTCAACATCAGCATTTAAGAATGCAGTTGATCTGGTTGCTCTGCTTGCTTTCCAACTTTCAAGTAATCTTGTAATTCGCTCTGGAGTAAGGTTTGTGCCATTTGACTTTAACACCATTGTTGGAACTGGCTCTTTAGCATACATCTCAGCTGCTTTTTCTAATTCTTGTGCTGCTCTTATTGTGCGACCGGCTCTATTTAATACGCCTTCATCTAATCCGCTAAATACAACTAAACTGCCCGTTCCATGTAAAGGCAATTCCTCACCATCAATTTTGTAAAACAAAATTTCCGTTTGATTGTAATTCAATTGATAGGTAATTCTATCTGGCGAAATTCTTGTCCATGCTCTAACTCTTGCGCCATCGCTGTCGGAATAACTATCCAAAACCTGACCATAAGCAAAACCATGGAATAATAAATCTTCAGCAATCCAAGCATAGGTTGCAGACCCTGGAATTCTTGCATCTGGTTGCATTAAAACTCTTGTTGGTCGAATATGCTCTTTTGTAAAATGATTATAAGTTTCAATTGGCAATGATCCAACAGTTGAACAAATTATGTTTCTTGCTCTTGCAACAGCTGGAACTGACATTGCTTGCTCACGAGTTGCAGATTGTGTTCCAAAAAATATGCCGCCAACCGCAGCTTGCAAATTGTAAGGCGCATAAGATGCAGCCACATCGGTTGTTGCCGTAATTGTTGGTTTTGTATTAAAACGATCAAATAATCCCATTAGCACATAATATACCATAAATGCAATTTATCCGACTTGTATATCAATTTCCGTTTCTACTTGTGTCGCAAAATAGGAAACCAATGCTGTGGCAACGCTGGCACAAACGGCTACCCTGCTCGCTCTCCTACCAATAATCCATGAACCATCTCCGTAGGGCAATTTAGCAGCTGATAATGTTTGTTGAGTTAATTCCTCTTGCCCTGAATGTTGCAACCTATGAGAATTTATTGCCCCGAGCCATCGGTCGCACGATTCTGCGTAAATAGCTCCATCCATATCAGTTACTTGTATTCCAGCAGGAACTAATCTTGAAGCAACTGCCTGACTTGTTCTTTTGCTAAAAGCCACAGTTTGTGTGTTGTATTTTCTGACATAAGGCGCAATATCATTTGCAACTGCTAAATCATTTAAGCTGTAATCATTTGACCAAGTGTGAAGCAATTGCACATAAAATCTTTCTCCAGACATTCGCTGGGCAGCCACTAACGCCCCAAATTTTCTATCCGGCGACAAATCCAACCCAAGCCAAGTAGGTTGTTCAGGATCTAGTGGTATTGGATCAATTTGACACATTGCCCATTTTTGCGGATCAATAGCTGAATTTATTGTATCCACCCATTGTGTAAGGAGTTCGGTTCGCACAATATCAGGAGGATCATTTATTGCAGCCAAGATATTATCTGGATGAATTGTTATTCCCAATGATGGGTTGGCTTGAGCAAATGCTGACCAATTGACATCGCCTGACGGAAGGTGGATCGGCGCATCTGGTTCGGCACTCCACTCAAACCACCCAATCGGATCGTTGGTTGTAGCTGATGCCAACGCCCTCTCACGCAATTTGTTTAGAATAACTGAATGTTGATCTCCTGCTGAAGAATAGACCCATACCTGCGGATTTTTAGCACTCATCATTGAATAACGCATTGATGACCAAGCATCCTCATCCTTATATTCACGCAACTCATCCATATGTATGGATTCGGGTTTGCTCAACCCTCTCGCAGCATTGTTAGCAGCCTTTACAACGAACCGCCTATTTCCAAACAATTCAATTTCTTCTGCACCATGTTGCCATCGGATTTTCTTTACTTCTTTTTCAAGTTCCGGATGTTGTTCAATTAGTGCAACAATCTGTCTAAATGTTTCAAGTGATGTAGTCAATCTATGAGCTGATGCAAGTTGCAATCCCTCGCCCCATACAAACATGCCGGTCAGGATTCGAAGCATCATCAAGGTGCTCTTTCCATTCTGGCGACTAAGACACAATCCCACTTCGGCGGTAGCCCAACGATTATCCTCTTTTACTTTATGAGCATGAATTGCAACAAACTTTTGCCAATCCATCAGCTGTATGCCAACCTGATCTGCAAAGTCAATCATTTCCTGACCTTTAGACGGCAAATCATTGAGTTTGGAGTGAATACGAGGAGTTTGCACACCTCCTAATCCTGAATAGGTCGGATCACTTAGGATCTCTCCCGTTTGTAAATTGATCAAAGCGATTCAGTCTGATCGTGAGCGATCGAGGTGTTTTGTGGGTTAGAAAAGGAACGGGGGGTCGGTGGTGTCCTCTTGCTCACAAAAAACCGCCCACCCTTGCTTAAATTGCACCTTGTGCAGCTTGCAACTAGGTTGTCATCGCTATCTAATCCACCAAGCCGTCTAGGTATTACATGATCCACAGTTGTAGCCTCTTGATTGCAGTATTGACAGATGAACCCATCACGCCTTAATACTCTAGACCTAATAGATCTCCAATGCCTTGTTGATCCTGTTGATCTTAATGCACTCTTACTCAATACCATCCCTTAATCTTATGATGAGCCAAAGCATTACAAGGATTAGAGTATCGCTTCTTTATGTATTTCAATTGCCAATCAATCTGTTTGTATCCATCAACTGATGCAAGCCATTTAGATCTACCTTGTGGAATACCGAAGTGCGAACCATTCCGAGCCTTAGGATCCCACCGGCTCTCCTTAAAATTCAATTCATCTAAACAATAGAATTGATCTAGGTTGTTAAGCTGTATGAAAGCCCATTGTCTGTAATGATTAGTTCTATCTAATGAAGCAACGGAATCATCTTTTAAAAGGCCTATGTTCAAGACTATGAACAGAGATATCACCAAACCAAACCTTGCGATCTTTCTGCTTCGCAGATCGCCCTTTCGCTCTGAAAGCGAATTTGCGTTTAAGGGTATCATACGCTTCCAAATCCATCAGCATAATCGCAGGTCAGACGGCAAGTCATGATCTTGTATCCCATCAACTCAATCCAAGTTTCATCGTATCCGGCAACACTCATATCGACATCCATCCGATGTATTGTGCATCTGGATTATTTAACAACCATTGCTCACGCAGCTTGTTTTGATAAGCCCAATTGATCTGATGCGTCATTTCGTCATGATTAGCGCACATGTATGGCACTCCTGATCTACGAACATCCAAGATCCGCATTTAGTGCATCTAATTACAGGCTCTTGAGTGTCAGTTGCTTCTGCTAGATTCTTTGTTCCAATGCAATTGCATCTAAGGCATTGATAAACCCTAAATCCATGAGCTGTGGAATAACCCTCAAGCCATATGAATTCGGTGTTGCCTGAGCAGCCATTGCATTTGAATTTAACCAAGTTTGCCAGCCCATCCAGTTCCCTTAAAGATAGTTGGCACAGCTGTATAGATACGCCTTAAAGGTGCGTTGCATGCTTGACAATGAGGGATTTTATGATCCATTGGTAAATCCAATACAATCATCGACCCCTCACCATCACAGAAGTATTCGTAATTAGGCATTTAAGTCCTTATGCACCGGATAAGGAATTCTGTTGATTGTGTGGCACACATAGCATCGAAGCAGATCGCCCTCGTGAAGTAATCTGTCATCATTGCAAGTGTCGCATTTGATTGTTGATGGCTCTACGATAACTCCATCATCCGTAAAGGTTGCAGTTAGACCAGAGCCGTCAATTATCTGTAATTCACCCATTTATTCACCTCCTTCAAAATACCATTTTCCATTAGCTGTAAGTTTTGCCCATTTAGGTTCACATGCTTTTGTTTTGCAAACATACCCATAATAAGGCTTACCTCCTTTTGAGATTCCTTCTTTCAAGATATGACCATGCTGACATGCAGGTGGCTCATTAGGTATTGATGCACCAATCTCAGCAACTACATCACCAACAGACCATGCAACCGGATCTTTAGGTTTATCAGCTTCAAAACTATCTCTAAGGATTGTTTCAATTTGTGCTGACTTTGATCCTGCCTTGCCATACATGTTTTGGCGACTTTCTAATTTCTCCTTAAAGGATTGATCTGCCTTGACAGTTTCCATGCTGTCTTTTGTAGCAGTTTTGTTTGAGCCTTTAAGAATTATTATTGCCCTTCCCAAACTACTGCTGGCAGTATCCTCGACATACCATTTTTTCATATTCGCCATATAGGTTTCTCTAGATCCAAATGCAATGTTGCTAACTGCCGGTGCTGGATCTGCTGCATCTCGCCACAAAGTTGCTTGCACCAAGATATAACCCTTTTCAGGATCATGGCTAATAACTGATATATCAGATCGACCCATTGGATAATTGGCAATAAACCATTTGTTCAAAGTAGCCACATCCTCATAATCCTCAAGATTAAATGCCATCAGCTACTCCAAACTCTTGGTCGTAATGGTCGTGCAATTCTTTGTAGATGACTGCATAACCAATGATGTCTTTAACACTATCTTGGTGATTTGCAGTTTCGGCAAGTCTGCTGACCTTAACAAGCAGTTGCATGATGCTGACCTGCATTGGCGATATGTAATCTCCATAGTAAGCAGACCACAACTCTGAGATTCGTTCGTGATTGCTTTGACTGCTTCCGTAAACCGATCCTCTAGCTGAGAGAATTGTTGCGATCTCATCCAAAAACTCAGTTCTGCTTGTCATAGTCAAAAACCTCATCTGACTTACGCTTTGTTTCAGCCATTCTGCGATACATGTCCCAGCCGTCTTTGCGACCTTTCCAGTAGCCTGACTGAAATGCAGTTTCTTTGATTTCGTGGATTATCCATATTGCAATTGTTAAAGCCACAATTGACCACATAATCACATATCCAAGATCTTTTAATTCGTTATAGATATTCATTTTGTTGCCCACTCCCTTATTGCTTTAGGCATCGCAACCGGATTTCGGTCATCGATTACTGTATATCTTGCTCCTGACGGATGGATTGATGGTGCAGTTGCAACATAACCTTTCCACTTAATATCAATTCCATCAACTAACTTACCCTTAAAAACATCAGATTTGTCAGCTGTGTAATAAAGGTGCAAACCATCACCAGTTTGAACTGTGTATGTTGGCTCAAACTCTGATAGCAATTCACCGCCATTGCGATAATCAATATCAAATACAACCAAGCCTGACTGATAACAGGCTATTCCAATGTTGATATTTTCATCATAATCAAACCAAAAGTTAATAAGTTTCTGGTCGGTTGTAGCTGATAAGTAAGCCCTTTGAGCCAAGTCAAAGTGCGGATCTTTCTTGCGTGGCAACAATGGCAAGACTGCCCATCCTCGCTCTGCATAATCTAAGGCAAAGCCTCGATTACTTGTATCTAATAACATGTCGCTCCCTACATATCCACAGTATCTCTGTGAATACATAAAGTTTGACCTAAATCAAGTCTTTTATCTACCTGACCTACGGCGTGTTTTATAACGATTAGATAAAGCCAAGATCCTCAAATTCATCGATATGAGTATCAATCGTGCGTTCGATATAGTCTGTTTCACGACCCATAAGAACGCTTATTGTAGCTGAATGACCCATCATGATTGACCGGCACAACTTCTACGCTCATGCCTTTCTTGCCAAAACTCAGCACAACAAATCCCATATTCCAGTCGGCTGACGCATATTTTAGGTAAGAGGCTTTATTCTTCATGTCCATAAGATGACCGGCTTCTATACCCCAAATCGTTGAATAACGCCCGTTTAAGCCAGTTTGGTGTCGAGTAGCACCCTGCCTATGGGTATGCCCACAAACCACGCTATTTCCCCATTTTTTAGCCAGATTTAGGGCAGTTATACCTGCATGCTTAGACATAACGCCTTCATCGCCATGAGCCAAATACCAGCCCTTTTCAAATTCATAAGCTCTTTTATGGAAACGAATGCCGAGATCTGAATAGTTCATAAATTTTTCATAAACCAGTTCGGGCAATCCAAGTAATGATGGAGCACCTTTCAGCAAGGTCGTAAATAATCGATCTGTATGGTTGGATCTAATTATATCTGTTGTGCCTAAATCGTAAAGAATGTTTTGAGCAATAGTTCTTTCTTCATCAAGTGTTTCGGCAAACTCTAATTTTGTATGTTTTACCCAACGGCTCTGAGAAGTCATATCTAGTTCATCACCAACATTTAATACATAATCAAATTTTTCATGCTTGCTCATGCGAATGAGGTTTTTTACAGCTTGTGGGTGATGAAGTGGAATTTGCAAATCTGGCGTTATGAGATACCTGCGATTGGCTTTAATCGTCATCCTCATCGTCAGTTGGATCTATGGAAGGAATGATTCCGCCATCGCCTACGATCCAATCAGGAAAAGTCTTATGCTCGGTCATCAACCAGAATGCGTGCTCTGGAGTAAATCCTGCTTTACGAGCTGCTTTGTAGCATTCGTGTAGTGCGGTGTAATGCTGATCTATCTTTGTTAATGGTTCAGGAGATTGGCGAACGACACGACGATTGATCTTTTTGCGTTTGATAGGTTTTCGAGTGTTCGCCATAAATAAAATTATCGCTTAGACATTAAAACAAACAGATCATCGACACGCTGTTCTAATCGTGTAATTTGATCTTTGATCGAACTTCCAGAATTGGGCTTCAATTCTTGTAAGTAGGATTTAATAACCCAGCGCAGACCCAGCAACAAACTTGTTGATATGGCGGATACGCCAACGGCGATACCAACCCATTCGTTGGCTGTCATTTCGCATTAATTCCATAATCAGATTCTTTACCGGACTTTGGATCTAATGCTTTTGCGATAGGTGCAACTAACGCACCAGCAAGGATTGCAAACTCTGGTCGAATATCAGCAACGATTGCCAAAAGGACAGTTATTCCAGAAGCAGCCACAGCTCTCAAATATGACTTAATTGCAGCCTTGTGTTTGTTTGATAGTTTCATGCGTTGCCTCCTAGTAGTGGGATGTTGAAAAATTCGCCTGATTGATTTGGATGGAATGAAATATGCACATGAGCTGTGTGCGGTGATGCGCCCTTATATTTCCGCCAACGCCAATTTAATAGTTTGCTGGCAATATGATGATTATGAATTACATATTTGATTCGCTTATCTGTTTTGCCAGCAATGCGGATTTGATCAGCAAGATATGCGGATATTCCTTCAGCTGCGCCAAGATCTGCTGTGATGTCGATAGCACACACTTCACCCGAAGGAAGCGGGTTGTGATCCGAAATCTTTGATCGCATTTGATGTTGTGCCGAGGCTATCCATCCATCACTTTTACGGCTGCGATCCGGGAATAAATCATCAATCTGTTCCCGGAGTTGAACGGCAGCTTTAGATAAAAATGGTTTCATTACGCAAGGAGCAGTTTTGCTTCATCCTCGGTAATGCCTAAACGCTCAAGTAATTCAGCCTTAGCGGTTGCTTTTGCTTCTGCTTCTGCCAATTGTGCTTCTCGCTCTGCTGCATCTAGTTCGTATTGAGCCAATTCCTCGGCAGTTGCATCTCTTTCAATGATTTCGCCAGTTTCAACATTGTGTTCAGTTATTTTCATTATTTAACTCCATATAATGCATAAGTTCCTGCGGTGAATGTTCCTGATGCTATAAATACTTTAATGCTGGTAATTGCTGGTGATTCTCTCAAACAACCATAAGCAAAAGCGTTTGCATCTTGATTGCTTGTGTTATAAACAGAAGCCTGACCATCAAACATTTTGTATCCCTCTGTGTTTGCATAATCGTAAGCATTGACTACTAAAGTGCCATAACCAATACCGGCTTTAATGTCAAAATAATATGGATCAAATGCGTTTGTTGTAGCTGTGCCAATTGCACCACCCGGATAATAAACAGAGATGTTTTGGTATCCACCTGTTGCACCATTAAATCTTACTCTAACAGTTTGGTTTGAACTTGTTGTTAAATTTCTTACAACCAACTGAAGATTCTTATAAGATCCTGAAATGCTAGTTAGATTTAATTCTGTGCTTGATGGTAATGATCCAGAAGCAAGTTCAGTAAATCCACCCGCTGAAATACTTTGCCATGCAGGAACGCCACCAGATACTGTTAAAACTTGACCAGTTGATCCAATTCCAAGTCTAGTTTTTACATTTGCCGATGATGATCGATAAGCAATATCACCAAGTGTTGTTTCTGGATTTAATGCTTTGGTAGTTGTATCAACAGATGAACCAAGCGTGCGAATTGCTGATGCACCATCTTTAACCAACGCAGTATCGTCAGGCGTTGTCCAGCCATAGTTTGTAGTAGTTGCCATTTTTCTCCTATTATCAGGCTACGATTGTAGCGTATTCCCATGTTAAAGTTGGGCTTAAAGTGTTCCATGCCTCGCCTATTGGCACAGCATTCCAACGCATTGAAACTTGGCTAAAGCTGACCGGTGATAGATTGATCGTCAGGAACAATTCATTAAATCGAGTGCTCCATTTCCAGCCCTCAACATATCCTTGAAATTGACCATTATTGATTTGAAGTGGTAATTCGGAAATGTTCAAAGGCATACCCATAAATATGCTTAATAGGTTATCTCGATCTGAGTTGTCTATCTCTGGATTGGTAATTGGGAAAGTGATGCTATCAAATAAAGGCTGAGGAAAGGCTCGAAGGCTAATGTATCGATCAGCAACCTCTTGAGCACCGGCAGCATCATGAATCAATGAATTTATACTCTCGGCTTTATATCCATAAAGGGCGATGGAAGCCGCTGACGTGGCAGTTTTTTGTGAGCCATAATTATTGCCATAATTAATGTAAATATCATTTCTAACATCAGCTGCTTTTTTCGTAGTTCTTAATCCAGATCCAATTGCATGATGACCAGTTAGATCTACATATCCATTGGCGGTCAAATAGGTCTGTCTATGGTCTTGATCGGCATATCCAATATTTCCAGAATTGTCCTCGTAAATGTATCCAAATGCGCTGTTAGCAATATTTGAAACAATGTTGTAAATGGTATCAGTTGTGCTTGGTTGATGTTGCATTGTGTAAAGTCCTGGGCGATCAATTTCGCCAAGTCCTAAATTGACAGCATTTGCCCAAGTTTCTGTTGGGTCATAAGTTGCCCAAGTGGAAGCTGCTGGCACAGAATTCCAAGCCCCAAGCAATACGCTAGAAAGTATTTGATAGATTTGTTCGCCATCTTCATCTTGAGGAATATTTCCATCCCAAATTTCTTTTGCTAATTTAACTAAAGATCCCATTGCAAGAATGGTGTATTGAATAACAGCTGCAACTGATCCAGTTCGCCCAACCTCAACAGTAATATCGGTTATATCTCCACCAAATAGATTTACATAAGTTCCTGCGCTGTTTTTAACTTGCAAACTCAAACTATCATTAATATCAAAATCAATTGTTTGTCCAGCCAAAGCCACAATTGTGCATTGCAAATAAGATGGGTTTGGTTGCGTATAAATATCATCCCGACCTGCTTGATGAATAATGTCGCTAATGGTTAAATCTGTGTAATCAACACCTGCAACAGTAAGTTTCCAATCTGGTGTCCAGACTGTCATTAGTTGCCTTTGATGCCGTTATTAAACAGCTGTGGAACTGATCTTGATGCGCTGTCATTTAACACCTTTGCAACGGCTCTTGCAGCACCTTCACTATCGATTGACTGGACTGCAATGTTGTAAGTGTTGCCACCTGCTTGACCAAATGGAGTTCCTCCTGAGGATTGAGCAAATGAAGTTTGAGGTATAGATAAACCTTGATCGCCAGCCAATTGTGATAAACCATAAGTTGCAGCAATACCAGCAAGAGCAGCGGAAGCCAATCCAACAGATGTTCCTCCGGTTGCAAATGCGGTAGCAATAGCAGCACCAGCAGCAGCAGTCCTCAAGGCTTTCATCGCCGAAACTAATGTAAGGATTGCAGTAACAAAAGCAGCAATTTTATTGGCAACAAATACAGTTGCAATAATTCCAGCAAGAATAATTAATTCATCTTTAATGCTTATAATAAATTTCAAAGTATCTTTTAATTGCTGACCAAATTTGTATGCTCCTTGCGTTGCATCAGTAATGCCAGCGGTAACGCTTCTCTCACCAGTCAAACCAGCAGCCAAAGCCTGAACATTAGGAACAACTACTGCCAGCAAATAATCAGCAAATTGTTTCATGATTGGAAGTAAAGCATTCCCAATTTGTTCTTTGGTTTCAGAGAATGCAATCTCTAATTGCCTCATCTTAAATTCTGCGTTAGTTGCCTCATTTTCAATAAAGCCTTTATAAGTTCCTTTAAGCATCTGCATGATTTCCTCATGAGATTTGGTCTTGAGGGTAGCGGCATCAATACCTAAACCAAGTTTGCCAAGAGCTGTATTTTGTCCATCAAAACTCTTGCCCAAAGCATTTGTTATTACCTCAAGTGGCTTACCGGTGGCAGTTGCAATTTCTTGAGATAAAGCCAAAAGATCTTGAGCCTTTGCAACATCATTTGTTGATCGAATTAATCGAGCAAATGCAGGTCTTAAAACATCATCGGTAGTTGCAGTAGCAATTGATTGCTTTGTGATGTAAGTATCGATTGATTTGATCTGATCGTCTGTTGCCTTTGTATTGGCTCTGATTGTTTGTTCTAAAGACTTTCGAGCCTTCTCATCCTCGGCTGCTGCCTTTACAGCTGATACTGCAAATGCTGTGGCTGCTGCTCCAACGGCTGCAAATGCCAATGCTGCTTTTTTGCCAAAGTCGGAGATTTGATCGGCAGATTTATTGACTACCTTATTGGCGTCATCTAAGCCTTTTTTTAAGCCATCAATATCAGCTGCTAAGGCAAGCGTTAATGTTCTACTATTACTTGCCATCAGAGAATTCCTTCTTTATATCTAGAATGATTTCCTCAAACTCTTTAATAATTGTAGGTTGTAAATGTCTAATGGTTGGATAAATAAACCAACCTCTTGAACCCGGCCCTTTAGGCATCGGCCCTGACCATCTTGGGAATTGTGGATATTTACCTGAACCAAATTCTGATGCTGCACCAATACCTTTACGATTACCTTTAGGATCATTGCGAGTATTGAATTGAGTTGTTGCACCACCTGAAAATCTTTGTGAAGCAAATCCAAATGAGATCTCGCCAAGTAATGAGGATTTCTTTACCTTACCGCCTTGAGCAACACGATCAGAAACTTTGCCTCTTGATTTAGCAACATTGCGAATTTCATTTAATTCTCTTTGTGCTAATTCGCCAACTCTGCGCTTAGTTTCCTCAACAGCAATATCGCTCATGCTTTTAATTACTCTAGCAAATGAAGCAAGTTCTCTTTTGTCATAAACTATTAGAGGTTCGGTGCTAGTTGCCATTCCGTTTCTCCAATATCTCGATCGCTGTTAAAATGTCCTCGGCTTCAACCCATTCGCTCATTGGTATTTGTGTGGCTATTGCCAACTCAACCAATAGTCTGCTTAGGCTTCCTGCTTTGTGGCTTTTGGGTTTTCACCATCACCAACAATCACATCGGCTATTGTTTCCATCCAAGTATCCATTGGTTTGATTGGTTTGCTTCCGGCAACTTCACGCTTATGAGCATGATAAGCCAAAAACATAAGATCCCAAACACCCAACTTCTCAGCTGCTTGACCAATGGTATGTCCTGTCTGCTTTTCCCATTTTGCCCACTCAGGCGGTTGGGCTACATAAGTAACTTGTTCGCCTGAGCTGTATTCAATTGTGATTGGTAGTTTCATTTTGCTCCCGTTGTTAGATCTTAACTAAATGTTTCAGTTACTGCGCCACCTGTAACTAAAAATTCATAAGTAACTGTTTGTGCATCCATTCCTGATCCACCAACTGTTGGGTAACTTGGCTTAATTGGAAATGAAAATGATGCGCCTGTTGCACTTACTAATGTAATTGTAATGTCTGTATCTGGTGCGGTATCGCATGCAGTCCAAAGTGCCTCACATACGGAACTTGTCTTGCCCCAATCGGCTAACATTTCTAGTGCGAATGTAGCTGATACATTTGTGGTTTTGTAAGCCTCGCCATCAAGTGTTTGATAGGTCTGTCGCTCTAAAACCTTTGTCAAAATTGCGCTAGTCGCTTGCGCTTCGATGTCTGTTCCACCTGTGAAAGACAACGAAATATCGCGACCGGTTATTACTGTGGTTGCCATGATTTCTCCTTATGCGGTTTGTGTGTAGTAGGTAGAAACTCGAACATCTGCAATTAGCAGCGTGCTTGCTCCAACTTGTGTAACAGTAGGTCTTTCTACTGAACTGACAACATATCCTGTTGGGATAACTGCCAGAACGCTCATTATTAGTTGCTCGATATTATCCAATGAAGCAGGATTGCTATTGTAAGCAACGGCAACTGAGATTGTGTAATTGAGTTTTGCGTGAATAGTAGATTTGTTAATTGTTTCTAATTCAATGTATGGGCTATCCGGCATGCAAACGACAGCTGGTGGAATAACAGTTTCAGGCACAAATGAATAAATGTTTCCTGCAACACCAGCAAGAGCTGTGGCTAAAGGTGTGCGAATTTGTGAAAGAATTGTTGATGCTGGCATTTATTGACACATGCCTTCGGGATCTATGTAAGAACCTAACAGGCCTACGCATTTATTGTAAAGCGATCTCCCCATGCGAAACGGAGTTGCAGTAAAATCTACTCCTTCGATTTGTCCTCCGCCAGCAAGTCTTGCTTGAAATACTTCTACTGATACTGTGTAGATTGCGCTTTCGACTGCTGCGTTTCCAACATAAGTCGTTGCATTTGATAAGGTAGCAGTTCCGGATGGGATGACATTAGCTTCCAATACATTTGCATTTGTGATCGCTGCTGTAAAGGTAGTATCTGTAAGATCGCCAGCCAATACTGTGCGAGTTCCGTTGTATGGGCTAAGGCATCCGGCAATAACGACTGATTGTCCTTCGGTAAATTCATGTGTTCCTAAAGTTGTAAATGTTGCGACATTATCTGTCAATGAAGTTTTTTGCACAAAACTCTTATATTGTGCAAGCATTGGCAAGACAACTGTTTCAGCTGTATTTATTATTTGATTTAGATAAGTGTCGTCATACAAGGCAGATGACACACCAAGCACACTTCGCAACTGTGCAGCTGTAATTATGGTTGGCATGTCATCTCCTTTAAGTCTCCCTAGAGCAACTGCCTGTGATCGGGAGCAACCACAGGCATGACCATTATTAGGTTAGGTTATAGCGGCGAACTCCACCGGCAACCAAAACACCAGTTGCTAGGTATCCGTAAAGCATGATTTCAATCTCACCACTTGTAACAACATTAGTTGCTAGTTGTAGTGTTGGGCTTTCGTAAATTGCAACAGCTGATGGAACGACAATAAATGCGCTCTCATCAATTGTTGTAGATACAGCCTTATTTGAAACATAAAGATCCAAGCCCATAACATTTCCGCGTAGGCTCTGTGTTGAAACTGAACCAGCAGCATTAAATGGTTGGCTTGCAGAAAATACTGGTCGCTTTGAACTGTCTTGTGCGCCAATTAGTAAGCCCCATTGTGATGTTCCAGCAATGTAGCGTGTTGCTAACTCACCAGTTGCAAGGTATGCAGCAGGTGTTTCAGTCTTTACGAATGCAACAATTCCATCAAGATCAGCTGATGTTGCTGTTGATTGTGTGCCACCTGATGTAAGTGCTGCAATTACGGCTGCCTCAGTAGCTTGTGCGTAAGATCTACGAAGGTTTTCAAGCATCGCATCATAAAAAGATGGATCTGCTCTATCTGCAATCTCAACGCTGTAGCGTTGTAATCCTGCATACTTGGTTACAGGCAAATCAACATAACTTGAAACAATTCCTGTTTCAGATGGTGCTGATCCTTCTCCGGTGCTTGCGACAGTAGAATTTGTGGTAATTTTTGGAACAGAAACCTGCATTCCGAAATTTGGCAATCTCTTTGTTCCAATTGCATCAATTGCACCGCGTGCGCCAATTTGTGTATCAATAACTGTTGAAACATATTGAATTGGCTTAAACGCTGGGTTAGTTGTAAAGCTATCATCAGCAGCAGTTAAAACTCTTTTTGCCTCATCTTTTGCTAATGCAACATAAGATGCACTCTCATGGCTGCCCATTGATGCTTTGATTGAATGCTCTAAGAAACGAGCTTGTGAATTGATTGGTGAGCGTGGCTTTGTGTAAGCAACTGGTTGAGTTGCTTGAATTGCCACAGGCTCAGATTTTGTAGCTTCTACCGCTTCGGTCGCGATAGGAGCTGTTTGTGTATCTGACACAATGTCCTCCTGTGTTTTTGTTTGCTCCTCAGCGGTTGCTTCGGAATTCTCTGGTGTTTCACTAGCTGCAA